ACATGATTATAATGTAGAAATACTTGACCGCAAATGTTCCCGTCAAAAGGCTCTCGCCAATGTTCGAGTTCACATCCACTATATACTAGCATATCTCCTACTTCAAGTATGACTTTAGTTCCTTTTGGTGCATTGGGTTTATGTATGTTTTTATACTCGTCTATGACCGTGTCAGCCCCCGTGCCGTCGATAAATATAGGCCAAGGATCACCACCTAAATTAATGGTAGTTGATATCTCACAACTAGGTCTATCTTTATGTCTTTTTAATTCATCTCCATGCTTATATAATCTAGCGTATGAATAAGTTGGAATTAAATCTAAACCTGTTTCTTGCTGCATTATTGGTAATACTTTCACTAAAAGGGTCTCCATCACTGGATCAGCATAATGAGAATAAGTGTTTGGAATCTGTCTATCAGTCCAAGTGCCTAACGTCCCATTGTCATAAGTTAGGTTATTATCATACATAAATTTAACTGCATCTCGTTTAAGAAGAAAATAGTTAAATACAAAATTAGCTAACTCATAGCTAAGTGCATTTTTAATTACGTGATATTTATTGAAAGCCATCTTGTATAAAATTAAAACTTACTGATATTCTTATATCATTTGATTCATTGGGTTCAACCGTATGCCATAACCACGCAGGAAACATTATTGCTCTATTTTCTTGAGGTTGTAAATGAACCTCTCTCCATAAATGTTTAGGAGGTTCTCCTTTTTTTCTAGTAGGCATGCAAGTTTGTATACCTGGTCTAGGGTCTTGACATACTAATTTTCCACAATTAGGAGAAATTTTAACATAATATACTCCAGTGAATAAAGCATTTGGGTGAACATGAGGTCTATTATATCCACCAGGATAATTTATATTAGCCCACATATTTCCTAACACAGGTTGTTTATCTAACCATTCTTCGTTAAATACTTGATGTACCATTCTAAATAATTCATTTACTAAAGGTTTATACTCAGGTTTTTTATGCATATCTGTTTCACTATGCCAACCATTAACATTTGTTTTTTTAATTCCTTTATCTTGGTTAGACCAGTTAATTATATTTTGTGCCATTTGATTTATATCTAATTTAAAATCTTCTGCATATATAAGTGTAGGAAAAAAACCGTCTTTAATCATCTAAATGGTTTACCTCCAAACCAAACAACAAGAGATTGTCTTACACCTTTAGTTACCGGTGCAACTCTATGGTTTAAAAAAGATGCAAATACAATTGCATGGCCTTGTTTAAGTTCTGCAAACTTACCAGGTGCCATAAGTTCTAAATCACCACCTTGAAATTCGGATGGATCGTTTAACAATAACGTCATTGATATTTTTCTAACAGGTGGTTCGTGAGTCATGTTTACATCACAATCCATATGCCAATCATAAAACCCTCCCTCTGGATATTCTGTAAATTGTGCGTTTTCTGTTACTTGTATATCACCAAAACCAAAATGGTTTTCATTTGCTTTTTGTATAAATCTATCAAGGTCTTGGTACATATGACCCATTTCTTTGAA